ATATGGAGAACAAATATGGAATTGAAAATCACAGTTGAAGATTTAAAGGATAAAAAACTTTTTATCGCAACTCCTATGTATGGTGGTCAGTGTGCTGGTATGTACACTAAATCTACAAATGACCTAGCCATGGCCTGTACCAGATATGGAATTGACGTTCGATTCTATTATCTCTTTAACGAAAGTCTTATTACTCGTGCACGTAACTATTGTGTTGATGAATTTCTAAGGTCTGATTACGATTATCTTCTATTCATTGATGCCGATATTGGATTTAACTATAAAGATGTATTTACATTAATGTATCTCACTGATCCGAAAGAAGGTCGTGATATAGTTACAGGACCTTATCCTAAGAAAGCTATCTCTTGGGAAAAGATTAAAAGAGCCGTAGACTTGGGTATTGGACAAGATAATCCATTTGTTCTACAAAACTTTGTTGGCGATTTTGTGTTTAATCCAGCCGAAAATGTTAGTACATTCCGTATTGATGAACCAATCGAAATTCGTGAAGGTGGCACAGGCTTTATGTGTATTCACCGTGATACTCTTGTAAAGTATGCAGAAGCATATCCTGAACTTAAGTATCTACCTGACCATGCTCGTACTGAACACTTTGATGGCACTCGTGAGATTACAGCATTCTTTGATTGTATCATTGAACCTGAAACTCGTCGTTATCTATCAGAAGATTATATGTTTAGTTATAATGCTAGAAAAGCTGGACTTAAGATTTGGATGTGTCCTTGGATGCAACTTGAACATGTTGGGTCATATGTATTTACTGGTAGTATGGCAGCAATGGCGGCAATTCAAGCTTCCCCAACAGCTACAAAAGAGTCAAATCAAAAACATTGGTTGACAAAGAAAGAGCAGGATGATAGTATAGACGAAGATGAATCATCTAATGAGCCTAATCGTAAAGCTCGTAGAATTGCAAAAAAACTTCAGAGGATGAAATAATATGAACTTTAGTGAAAACACCCTTTCAGTACTTAAAAACTTTTCTGGTATTAACCCAAGTGTAGTCTTTAAGCCCGGCAATAACATTCGTACAATTTCGCCACAAAAGACTGTTATGGCTGCAGCTATTATTGATGAAAATATTGAATCTGCAGCTGCAGTATATGATCTATCTCGATTCCTTGCTACACTTTCGTTGTTTGACAGTCCAGAAATTGAGTTCGGTACTGACAAATTTAATATCACAAGTGGTCGTAGTCGTGTAGGATATACATATGCAGCAGAATCAATGATTATTACTCCACCCGATCGTGATATTACAGTACCAGATCCAGAGGTAAATGTTACAGTTAACTGGGATGATATTCAAAAGGTTATTCGCGCAGCATCAGTTCTTCAACTCGGTGAGGTTGCGTTTAAAGGTGATGGTGATTCAGTGCGTCTAGCCGCCATCGACTCTAAAAATCCAACTGCTGATGTTTTTGACGTAGTAGTTGGTGAATCAGACGCTCATTTCGAAATGATTATTAAAACTGAAAACCTAAGGCTCATGCCCAAAGACTATGAAGTTGCATTGTCGTCTAAGGGTATGGCTCATTTTAAAGCAGATAACATCCAATACTGGGTGGCTATCGAGAAAAATAGCAAATTTGGAGGCTAATTTAAATGGAAAATCAAGAACAGCAACAACCAGGCATTACTCTTAACGATATCGGCGGTGCTGTACAGGCCATCGATGTTGCGGTAAGTCGTGGAGCTTTTCGTGCATCAGAGGCAGCAGGTGTAGGTATGCTTTATAACAAACTTGTAGAGTTTCTTAAAGCAAATCAACAAGAAGCACCTGCTAATGTAGCACAAAGTGAAGCGCCTCCTGCAGATAAGGATACCGCTCCTGCAGAGTAATACTAAAAAGGAGAGGGTTGACATGGCCCTCTCCTTACTATATAATGCTTATATCTTATACTATGAAAAGGTGAATAATGAAACAAGACTTCTTGTGGGTCGAAGCATATCGTCCAAAAACTGTTTCTGAAACTATTTTGCCAGTTGAGTTGAAAAAGACATTTCAACAATTTGTCGATCAAAAAAATGTACCAAATCTTCTATTGAGTGGTCGAGCTGGTGTTGGTAAGACAACTATTGCCAAGGCAATGCTGAATGAAATTGGTGCTGATTATATTACAATCAATGGCTCGATGAATGGTAATATTGATACACTTCGTGTTGAAATTGCCAACTTTGCATCATCCATTTCGTTCTCGGGTGGGCGTAAATATGTTATCCTTGATGAGGCTGATTATCTAAATCCAAACTCTACTCAACCAGCACTTCGCAACTTTATGGAAGAGTTCTCTAACAACTGTGGGTTTATCCTTACATGTAACTTTAAAAACCGTATTATTGAACCTCTCCATTCTCGCTGTAGTGTAGTTGAATTTAATATTGCCAAAGCCGATAAGCCTAAAATGGCTGCGCAATTCTTTAAACGTACACTTGAAATCCTAGATAATGAAGGAGTTGAATATGACCAACAAGCTATTGCTGAAGTTATCCAACTTTATTTTCCAGATTGGCGTCGAACCCTTAACGAACTACAGCGCTATGCTAGTACTGGTAGGATCGACTCTGGTATCCTAAGCAGTAAAACTGACGATAATATTAACACTCTCATTAATTTTATGAAAACTCGTAATTTTACTGAGGTTCGTAAGTGGGTTGCTGAAAACTCAGACATTGATTCAAACATTCTATATCGTCAGCTCTATGATATTCTTCCAACCAAACTAAAGTCTACAACTAGCATTGCTGGTGCTATTATTGTGTTGGCCGAATATCAATATAAGGAAGCCTTTGTTGCCAACTCTGAAATTAATCGTGTAGCGGCGCTTGCTACTCTTATGGCGGAGTGTGATTGGAAATGATGTGGCCATTTAAGAAAAACTCTAATACTAAGAAATGCCTTGTATGCGAAAAGAAAGGCCAGCATAAAGCTGAAGTACAATATAGTTATAAAGGTGGTACCGGTACTGCATATCTATGCGATAAATGTGCAGAGCATTTTGATGTAATGGCGGTGGATCATGACGAGTCCCTTTGATTATGTAAACTCAGTAACGCATAATAAAAGGAATATGATGCGTGATACTGAAAATGATGAACTTGCCGAAAAGGATTACAACCCATGGATCGTTAATAAAGCGTTATCTTATTTTCCAGATACTGTATTGATTGCAAACGAGGTCAATATGTATCATGGCTTAGAAAAACGTGCACAATACGAATATCTTATAAATATGATTAGACCTAATAAGCGATGGGCGAAGTGGGTTAAAGATGTAAATGACGAAGATTTAGATAGTGTTTGTGCATATTATAATGTAAATCGTATTATTGGGCGTGAGTATCTATCTCTTTTGTCTAAAGAACAAATTCAAATAATAAAAAAAGATCAAGACAAAGGCGGAAATAAAAAATGAATTTGGTAGATACTCTAGTGCAGGTTGAACTGCCTAATGATGAAAGCTTTTTAAAAGTAAAAGAAACCCTTACACGCATTGGCATTGCTTCACGCAAAGATAGAAAACTCTATCAATCTTGCCATATTTTACATAAACAAGGTAAGTACTATATCGTACACTTTAAAGAACTGTTTATGTTAGATGGCAAGATTAATAACTTTGACGATGATGATAAAGCCCGTCGTAATACGATTGTTAATCTATTAGAGGAATGGGGATTAGTAAAAACCATAGATTCATCTATGGTTCAAGATCCAATAGCACCTCTTTCTCAAATCAAAATTTTACCTCACAGCGAAAAGAATAGTTGGGAATTAGTTGCAAAATATTCAATTGGTAAAAAGAAATAATTGACATTTGATATAAATAGGTTAAGGATTGCCACAATGGGATCCTTAACTTAACCTTGCTAAATTAGGAGGAAACTATGAATACTCGTAGAATTAATACATCTATGTTGCCAATGAACGATCCATTTTTTATTGGATTTGATTCAATTTTAAATAAACTAAATTCAAGTACATCATCTGGAACGAATTATCCACCATATAATATCATTAAACATGGCGATGATGAATATCTAATTGAGATTGCCGTTGCTGGGTTTGGTGAAGAAGATATGCATATTACCTTGCATGATGGAATACTTGTAGTTACTGGTGAAATTAAGTCTCTTGATAACGAACCAAATTATCTACATCGTGGTATTGCCGCAAGAGCTTTCCATAGAAAGTTTACACTCGCCGATACTATTGAGGTTGTAGGTGCACAAATCTACAATGGCATGTTGCAAATTAGATTGCAGAATATTATTCCTGAATCCAAGAAGCCAAAAACTATTCCAATTGGAGTAGCAAAACCAAAAGAGCTACTTGTGGAATAACGAATGGGGTTGCTACCTAATAAGCACGCGGGAGGCCAACGGTAAGCCTCCCACTTCACACACAACACAGGAGGAAACTATGAACGAATATATGACAAATATGTGGATTGATACAGTCCAGAACGCAAAAAAGACTTGGGTTGATACCTGGGTAAAAGATGAAACAATGAGTGAACCACTACACGCTTTCATCAAAATTCAAACCGAATTTACTAAAGAAGCAATGAGACATATGAATGCGTATGCAAATGCTGCTGGTGAGGCAATGGCAAAGGTATTGAAATGAGCCATAAAAATCCATTTGAAATCCGCGCAGAAATGCTTCAACTAGCAAAAGATTACATGGACCAGCAACTTAGCATCAATATCCAATTTGCTAATGATATGTTTGAACAGGGTAAGATGCAATGGGAAGAGGTTCAAAAAGCTCATACAATGTATTCCATGGAAGATCTAATGGAAAAAGCGAAAGAAATGTATAGCTTTGTTTCAAAGAAAGATTAATATCAAGAGGGCTTCGGCCCTCTTTTTAGTTGACATTATATTTAATGTGTGATACATTAAACCATCTTATGTTCATTTTATAATACACTGGAGACCGTATGTCTTTTTATACTTCCGTGCATCGCTACGGGAATCAAATCCTGTACCGTGGTTACAATGATACCGGTGCACCTATTCAAGAACGTATCAAATTCAAACCAACTCTATATGTCAGATCTACTAAGCCAACTGGTGTAAAAGCGCTGGACGATACTGATGTAGAAGCCATGCATTTTGACTCTATGTCTGAAGCTACAGACTTTGTTAAAATGTATGATGATGTTCAAAACTTTAAAGTTTACGGGAATACAAATTATGTTGCACAATTTATTGCTAGTGAGTTTCCAGGCAATATTAAGTTTAATATGCGCCACATCGCTGTTGGTAACATTGACATAGAAGTCGCATCAGATGATGGGTTTCCTCATCCAGAACAAGCCGCCCATCCAATCATCTCTATTGCTTACAAATCATCCAAAAGTCATGTATATCATGTATGGGGTCTAGGTACATATGATGCTGCAAAAACCGAGTTAAAACTTGGTGAAGGTTCTCTTATTCAATATCGTCAATGTAAAGATGAAATTGAACTTCTTACTTCTTTTATTACATATTGGGAATCGCACTTTCCCGATATTATTACGGGCTGGAACGTACGCCTTTTTGATATTCCATATATGCTAAATCGTATTAAAAAGCTATTCGGTGAAGATCATATGAAACGTCTCTCACCTTGGAAAGTGGTAAATTATCGCCAAATTGGTGTAAAAGGTAAATCACTTGATACCTATGAGATCTATGGCATTTCGCAACTAGATTATATGGATC